TCATATATAGTTGTTCCATCATTATTTATATGTTTTAATAAAACACGATAATATCTTTCTGGTTGTAAACCTTTCATATCTAAATCAAAATACATACCCTCACTATTAGCACTTAATTTTGTAAAAGTATCATCAAAAGGAATAATTTCTTCTTCTGTGTGTCCGTCTCTTATACTATAGTAAGATGTTGATTTAAAGTGTCCTACATCTAGAAAGTTTGAAGTTGTTGTAAATGTTCTTGTTGGGTATCGATCCCTTACGTGAATTTTTAATCTTGCTTCTTCATTTTGGTTGTATTCTTTTTTTAAATTATACAAAACAACATTTAAATCTCCACTTGATTTAATGTTAGTACCACTATATGAAGAATCATCCCATTTAAAATTTAATTTTGGAGGATAAATTGTATGTGTGTCTACAGAAAAATATTGTAATTCACCAGAACTACCTGAAACATTTGCTTCTACTGATTTTGGTTCTTTTAATATAAATCCTTGATTTTCAATTCCATCAGGATATGTTTGACCTGCATATATACTTGCACTAAATTTTTGGATTATATTAGTTACATCTAAATTTGTATTTAAATCATCTCCTATTAAAAATTGTTGAGAGGCTTCAAATTCACTTCCTGTGTAAAATGTTCCTCCTCCTTCTGTTAATAGTGATGAACTAATAGATCCCGTTGTACCGTCTGAAAAACTTCCTGTTGCCCAGTAGTTTTTATCATCACTATTATCTCTAAAAAGCCAAGAGCTTCCATTAGATCCCGTTGGTATGTTTAAATATTTTCCTGTTCCTTCATTCCATGATTGTGAGATAGGGAATGATTGTATATTAAAACTAGTTACTAAATTTTTAGCTTCCATAGCAGTTAATTGTAGAAACACTTTTGTAGTACCATTATTAAAAGTTGATGATCCTATTTTTTCTATTGCTTTTTTTATATCAACATTGTTAAATTTAATAAGAATTCTTGAAGGGTAATGGTAAGGGTCTGAACTTCCTTTTTCTTTTACTAATTCAAGGATTTCATCACGACCTGCGTTTAATCCTTTTCTATCTGGGTGACTATACAGTGTTGTATCTTTTTCAGGGAATATAAAATAATTTGCCATTTTAATATGTTGTTACACGTCCGTTAATATCTTGATTAGGATATTTTAATTCAAAAATGCTTGGGTCCATAGAAGGGTATATTACTCCTTTTTTAGTTGCTCCTTTAAAATCATATCTATATTTAGAATATCCTAAATCTTCTGAGTTTAAGTTTTTTAATTCTACTAATTCAACTGTTTGTACTCCTTGTACTCCTCCTATTAGGTTTTCTATTTCTGAAATTATAATAGGTTGGTTTATTTGCCATGTATCTATTTTAAAATAATTTTGTAATTCTGATATACATTGTAATAATACTTGTTGGTTGTTAAAGTTTTTAAATGTTGTAATTTCAAAATCAACCCCAAAATTAATTACATATGCGTTTTTTATATTAATAGCATCTGTTAACATTCTATATTCTTCTAAATAAGTAGATAAATTAGTTTTTGTAGCTGTGTTTAAATCTGTTAATTTTTTATCTGAATTATATCCTAAAACATATAAATTTAATGCTAAAGGATTTGGTATTCTATTTGGTTCGTTTGTATATGGAGTTATTTGATCATCTTGAGTTATATAAGCTTTAGCTATAGTACCAAAACGTGGGGGTAATGATAAAGCTCTAATAACATAATCATTTTTTGTTACTGTTCTGTTTTGAGTAGCATAACTTGCCATAGCGTTCATTCTTATTTCTTCTAATGTATCTCCTGCTCCTCCTCCTCTTGCTGGTTCTGGATTAGTAACTGCTATTGAAGTTCTTACAAAATTAAATAAACCATCAGCTAAATTAGGTTTTGGAGTAATACCTAATGTTCCTACTCCTGTTATAGTATTACTAGCTACATTAGCTTCTAAACCTCCTCCCACTAAATACTTTACTGTTAATGTTGTATTTGAGGGTGCTTCTCCATAAGATTTTGTATATAAAAAGTTTGAAGGATCATAAGCTATATCTAATTTATCTCTTCCATCTTTAACCCCTAAACCTATATTATTAGGATCAGGTGTTATAATAGTATCTCCTTCAATAGCTGCTCCTGCTCCAAATTGGATTTCTAGTGTGTTTGCTTTTTTAAAACGAGTTATAAATCTTTTAGGAGCTTTTTTTACTTTTAATAAATAAGGAGTTTGTTGGTTGTATTGGTATAATTCAGGATCATTAGCTGCTGTATTTTCTATAGACTCAAATACTGTGTCTTGAGCTAAATAAGGAACTTCTGTCCATACATTGCCTTCTGAATCCGTTATTGATTCTATTCCTATTATTCTATCATTAAATAGGTTTAGAGTTTTAAATTGTTCAATATTTCCTATATTAAAAGTTGTTGTTAAAATTTCAGCTGAGATTGCTTTTGTTTGTTTTTTTAATAAATAATATTGTGGGTTGTCTGAACTATCATATTTATATACACTAACATCTGTAGGGTCTAAAGAAGAAGATATTCCAAAACGGACAGCTTCAGGTGAATAAAATGTTCTTCCTTGAGTTGAAGTAAAAGTTGAATTAGGATTAACTGTTAAAGCATAATCCCAATCAGGTATATAAACTCCTGAACCATTATCTTTTGAAGGAAGTAATTGAAATACATCTAAATTTACTGTTGCTGTTGAAGTTGATTTAGGTATATAACCCATAGAATAAGCTAAATTATATAAATTTTCTCTTTCTAGTGCTGTAGATAGGAAAGTTTCTCTTATCTGAGTATCTGTGTAAAAAGATAAAACATCGCCCACATATGCCGCCATTTCTAAAAACATCATTCCTGGGTTTCCTTCACTAAAATCATTAAAATTATTAGGAAAATAAATTTTAGCAAAATTCATTAAGTCATTTTTAAAAGAAGTATAATCTTTATTTAAATATTTTACTTCTCTTGCACTATCTATATTTGATACTTTTGTATAAGCCATTATTTTTGTTTTTTAAAATTAAAACCCATTAGGTTCTGTGTTTGTTACATTTCCTTCAGAGAAAAATGCCTCATCTTCACGATAAGATTCAAAAGGATCAGTTATATTAATTTGAATAGCATCTGGAATTCCTATATTATCTTGTATATTATATTTAATTTTTATTTGGATTGTATGTTTATCTTCTGAGGTACCTATTTGTGTGTCTATTAATTCTATTTCTGGTATATAAAATAATATTTGGTTATGAATTTGAGATTTTAAACTTTCTAAATCTATATTTTGTTCAAATAATAAATTTTTTACTCCTAAACCATAGTTAGGATGATTAATTCTTTCTCCTTGTTCTGTAAGTATTAGATTAAGTAGATTTGTTTTTACTTGTTCTCTAGTTGTAGGGGTTCCTTGAAATAAATTATCTTGATTTAAAGGTAAAGCTACCCCAATAGTTACTACATTTTTATTAGCATCTAAAGGGTTTATTCTTCTTATTGATCGAACTATAGCCATTTATTATTTTTTATCTATTGGTCTTTTTTTATTCATTGCTTTCATTAAACCACTATAATCTCTTGTAACTGCATTTGCTACCTCAGTAGGCATTCCTGTTGTGTCTGTTGGTAAAGGAGCTCCTGTAGAAAAAGGTCTTGATACACTTGCAGGTGCTGTTGTTTCTAAGTTTGTATCTCCTTGTGCTGTTTCATTTAATAAATCATTTAAAGCAGAATTACTTGTAAAGTTTTGTGGTTTTATAGGTCTATTTGGTGTAGGGTTAGTTCCCATAATTTTTTCTCTTAAAGAATTTTTTGCTGCTTCAGGCATTGGGTTATTTGGAACCTCAACTATTCTTTCTTTATGTTCTGTAATTGTTGGTTTTAATTCATCTCTTAAATCTTCTTTAAGGGTCTTAATTTCTCTGCGTAACGCATAATCAATTTCTTCTCTAACTACTTTTCTAATTAGGTTTTCAAATGTTTTTGCTTTCATGTTTGCTTGTATTTGTTAATAAATATAACTAATCTTAAACTATTGGTATTATTTTTCGTTCATGTTTCCAATCATAATTAGTTACAAGATTAGTTATTGTTTCTACTATTTCTGTTTTGCCTTCTAATTCTAATTCTTTTATAAGATTTTCATATAAATTAGTTATTTGGGCTTGTACAAATAAAAGATTTGTATTTCCATTTAATACTTGTTGGTTTGGGTTATTCCATACCCCTCCTGCTGCTTCACATGCTGCTTGAGTTGTATGGTTTCCAATACTACAGGTTCCTGATTGTAAACCTCCACTAGGTAAATTTACTTCACATTGGCTTTGAAACATTAAATATAAATCCC